GGCTCAATTTTGAGCTTGGAATGGTACCTGAGCTGGTTGGTTGGGGAGAACAGCTGCTTGGTCCTGCTATAGGTATGTCCCTGCGGGGCTGGACTCATTCTCTGCCTGGTGCCCTCCGGGGGGCCTGCGGCTCTACGCAGTGCTGCCTGAAAGGGCCGCTTGGCACTGAAGTGCCAAGCTTATAAGTGTGTGCTGACTCATTTAGGCAGACGCCGATCACTCTGTGTTTACGGGCCTACTCGAACAGGGAAAACTACCTGGGCTCGATCCCTTGGACAGCACGTATACTTCATGGGAATATTGAGCGGTGAGGTAGCTTTGCGCGATATGCCAGACGCGCTATATGCGGTGTTCGATGACATGAGAGGCGGAATTAAGTTTTTCCCTTCTTGGAAAGAGTGGTTTGGATGCCAGATGGTTGTCACGGTGAAGAAGTTGTACAGGGATCCTGTGCAGGTTACTTGGGGAAAGCCTTGTGTGTGGCTTAGCAATGGGGACCCACGCACAGGAATGGAAATGGAGGACATTGAGTGGTTGGAGGGAAATTGCGACTTTGTATTTTTAAACGACACTATCGTTCGTGCCAATAGTACGTAGCCTGTGGGTCAAACAATAAATTGCTTGGGTCCACGTCAGAATTGATCCCCTGCTCATCGTGTTCAAAAAAGTCGGCTATGTAGTAATCTCCCATCCCTGCTCGTCCCTCAACAGAATAGTATGACTCAACCATTGACTCCCCGTTTTCGTCTTCGTTGTATACGAGGTTCTTCCTCATTGGGTGGAAAATGCGCTTGACGATGCTAGTGCCGGCGGCGTTATTGGATTTGATATGCATGCGCCGGTCATACATGGGGCGGATGCGGTTGGTGTCGATGGGGGCTGTGGTAACGTCAGCCCAGTCGACGTTCTGGGCACCCTTGAAAATAATGGCGCGGGTTTGAAGGGCGTCTTCGGAGAGGAGGACGGCACGCTTCATTCCGTCTGACGTAATCCGGGCAACAGGCGAATCAGATAGATCGAAGGTGGAGCGGTCACCGGTGTAGAGGTCCTCTCCTTTCATAGTAAAGCATATGCGACGCCAGTACCACCCGGTTGATGACGTGGTTGTGAAGCGAATGGTTTCGGCGACGCCGACGCAATAAGTGGAGACAGCGGATCGGATTTGTTCGAAGTACTTCGAACCTCGCACACCTGTGCTATTCGAGGAACCCCTGCAAGTGGGGCTCCATACTATACAATAATTGGGTCCGGGTAAGAGGGTGGCGGGGCCAGAACTCTCACCGGTGCCGGCGGAGGGGAGGTTGTTCCAAGCTAGCATCGTATCTCGCTTCTTGATACTACTTGTGTTGAGGATCATCCTTTTGCTCGGGCGGCGTACCCGGGGGCGTCGGGTTCGGCTTGTCCGATAGGGTCGCGTCCTGCCGGTGGAGCGTAAGCGCGGTCTGAAACCGGTTTTGACCCGGCTGCGGTATGTACCACTCCTGCGTCGTGCGCCGTAGCGTCTTCGGAGAGGCATTTTGATAGGCGCACGGATGTGAGTCAGTGTTGGTGCACCGCTTAAGCTCAAAGTGGTACGAGCAGTTGTAACCGGTTACGTTCTCGGGAGACATGAGGGGTAATGGACTCTGCGTTCTCGGTAGCGGGGAGGCCGTCTATATAAGACACAGGTGTGCCCTGTGTCCTGGTGTATAATATTACTTTCCACCAGGACACTTTCGGCTCATGCCTGCTTTTAGCTTCAATGCCCGCTACTTCCTTGTCACTTACGCACAGTGCGGCGACCTTGATCCGGGGTCCATTGCTGCACACTTCTCGGGCCTTGGAGCAGAGTGCATCGTTGCGCGAGAGAATCACGCTGATGGCGGCACTCATTTCCATGCTTTCGTCGATTTCGGACGCAAATTTAGGTCGCGTCGAGCCGGCTGCTTTGATGTTGATGGCCGCCATCCGAACATTAAGCCATCAAGAGGTCGCCCTGCAAGTGGATACGACTACGCGACAAAGGATGGAGACATTGTGGCAGGAGGACTCGCACGGCCAAGCGTCGATGGAGCTGTGTCGAATGGCGATAAGTGGAGCCAGATCGTCGGAGCTGAGAGTGAGCAATCATTTTGGGACCTTGTTGAGCGACTGGATCCAAAAGCACTTTGCACCAACTATGGAAATCTCCGAAAATTTGCCGATTGGAAGTTCAAACCCGAACCCGAGGTTTACGAGCATCCCGAGGGGCTCAATTTTGAGCTTGGAATGGTACCTGAGCTGGTTGGTTGGGGAGAACAGCTGCTTGGTCCTGCTATAGGTATGTCCCTGCGGGGCTGGACTCATTCTCTGCCTGGTGCCCTCCGGGGGGCCTGCGGCTCTACGCAGT